GAGAGGGGGATTTCTTGATGACATAATAATAAAAAGTTAACTAATTGTTCTTCTGTTAATTCTAGTCCTTCAGAATCATGTGGAAATCCCATTTTTTCTTCAAATAACTTTGTATTTTCTTCAAAATTACCTACTTTTATTTCAGCCATTATAAACTCCTTTTGATGGTTTTGCCTAGTATGAAACATATTCCTTCACCTAGTTTTTTTAATAGTTTCATTGGTAATTTACTCTTACCAACTTTTCCTTTAGATAAATCATTCGCCATTTGATATGCCCATGCTAATGCAACTGGCTTTACTATTTTATAAATTATCCCTTTATTCCTAATTCTTTTTGCTAAATATTCTCCCCAAAGTGTATATCCTCTATAGGTTGCAGGATTAACTCTACTGCCATACATTTGGTCATATTTATATACATATTTTTTCATATCTCCCATTTCATATAATGCTGTGCATATATAAGTTGGTGAATCTCCTGTATTTGCCATTTGAGCATCATCTGCAAAACTTACACCTTTTGTAGTGCCTTTAGTTGCTGCTGATTTTTTTTGGTCTATGCCTTCAGATTCACCTTTATCACCAAATAAACTACTAAATCCACTGCCATAACCTGCTCCTGTGGCACCACCTAAATCACCTGTTGTTCCGACTCCCATAGGTGGTTGATTAAAGTTAGTAATATTTGATGTTGTAACTTTGGGTGTAAATGTTGTTGGTGGTGTTTGTGTTTCATATAAACCAACCACTCCTGCACGATTTGGGTCTAATGGGTCAAGACGAGTTACATTTACATTAGGTGTCGGCACATTACCTTTAATAAAATTTTGTTCATATAAATTGTATTCTTGTGGTGTAACAATATTATCTCTATCTAAATCTGCTCTTTCCCTTATTATATCAATATTACTTTTACCTACTATAGCACTTGGTAAAAGTGATTTGGCTATAGTAGAAAAATAATTTTGCTGGGGATTTACTACATCTTTTGCTTGGAACTCATCACGAATATTTCTTAAAGCACCAATCCCACTTACTACTGGAGAAACTGGCATTGCTGGTTTAACAAATGTATCAAAAGCCGTTCCTAAAGCTGATGGTATATTTATATTAAAACCACCAAGTTGCAAAGGTTGTTTTGTAACTGCTTTTCCTAAAGAATCTAATGCAGGTTGGGTATTAACTACTGGTTTCTGCTTAACCATTCCTTCAAGTGGTCTTGTTAAATCAGGCATTACCATTTAAGTAGCTCCCATCATTCCTGTAGGCAAAGCACCTCGTCTATTTTGTTCCATATTTGTTTGTTGTGGCATCACAGGTTGAGTGGTTGGCATTATGGGTGCAGAGCCTGTTCTTGCTCTTATATCATTTACTTTATTCGCTAAATAACTTGCCATAGCACCTTGGCTCATACCTGCACCTGCTGTTGCCATTGCGTCTGGTGAACTTCCAGTAAGGGGAGGAACCTTGGGCAGTCCACCAAACTCCTCTGGTCTAACTCCACCTGCTAAACCAATTTTTCCCATACTATCTATAGTATCTCTAGCCATTATTTCTATTGCTGTTGATGGCTCTAATCCTTGTGCAGTTAAAGCATCAAATATAATCTTACTTTCTTCAGACATTGACTCCATGCCCATGTTTTCTGCAGGTGGTATTTTTTCATCAGCCAAATTTATAGTTATGCCTTGACTTATCATTTTCTGTATTTCTGATGGTGTCATCATTAATATTTCACCATCTACTTCAACAGACATCGGTGTTTCTGTCATAGCATCAACATCTTTAAATGTAGACCTATCTATATCTTTCATGCCCTCTTTAGTTGGGACTATTTCAATTGCCATCTTTTATAATCTCCTGTTGTAATTTAAGGTTGTTTTTTTCTCTTTCCATTTGTAAATCTAATTCTAGTTTTTTTACCTTTGCTTGTAAATCAGCATTTAATTTTGCTTGTTCTATATCTAAATCCTGTCTGGCTTCTGCTTGTTTAATATCCATATTTTGTTTGGCTTTAGCCATATCTGCTTCAATTTGTGCCTGTGTCCTTGCTTTAAGTGCTTCTGCTTCAAGTTGTGCCAGTTGCTGTGCATATTGTAAAGGATTTTGTTGTTGTCCTTGCATAGCCATGAGTGGTTTTATTGCTTCCATTATAGGTGCTTTTGCTACAACTTCTGCTGCTTTTTGACTTATAATCATATCTAATTGTGGGTCTATATCCTCAAATTTAAATTTAGGGTCTCTTAAATCAGGCATACTTGGTAAAGACATATTGATTCCTGCCTGCATTCTTTGTCTATACAATAAAGCAATATGTTCTGCTATATGGGCAACTAATATTGGTATTAAACCTTGTGTGCCTTTATTCCCACCTAGTGATGGGTCTTGTAAAAATTGCATATGAACTGCTATGTGAGATTCATGGTCTTGTTCTGGAAATGCTCTTATGGGTTTGCCATACATAACAGACATATTTTCATCAATAGGGTCTAACCTAACTGCTTCTTCTGGCTTCTTTAATACTTCATCAATGTTAGTTATTCTTATTGATTCTAACATTCTTTTGTTAGCTTCATACTGGTCATATAATTGTGGATTAGCAGATGCCATCTGCATAACTGCCTGACCTTGTGCTATTCTTTGTGCTGTGCTAAATATGTTTGGGTCACTAACAGGAACAACATCTACTCTGTCATCAAAATCTTTAGCAAAAACTTTCGCTGTAGAACCTGCTTGAGAAAAGTTAACTTCATCAGGTAAATAAATTGCATTTAATTTAGATAATAATTTAAACTCTTGTCCTTGAGAATAATGTAATCTTTTATGTATAGCAGAAAATGCTTTACTGCCCTGTTCTATTAAAGCAACTGTTGAACCGACAGGAGCATTAGGGTTTACATCACCTACATTTAAATCTGCTGTAGATGCAAATCTTCTTCCTGCGTCAGTTATTGCGTTCATTAAATTAAATAAAGTGCCACTTGGTTCTTTGAATGGCAATGGCATAATTGCTTTGTTTACATCATCAACAGTCGCATCAAGGTCAGCAAACTCTCCAGGATTGATTTGCATCTCGCCACCTGTAACTCTGCCTTTTAATTTAAAACCACCTTGCATATTTGCAAATGCTGCAGAATCTAATAATGCTCTTAAAGCACCTGTTGCTGCCCTACCTAAACCACCAATCATATGGTATAAACCAAAACCATAAAATCCTGTGCTTGGTAAAAATTTATAACTTACAAACCAATCTCTTCTTTTCTTTAATTCATCTTCTTCATTCCAGTTTCTTCTGACAGACACTATTTTTTCAGCATCATAATCTATTGTAATTACATATGGCAAAGCGATTATATCTTCATCTTCACTGTCCTCTATACCATCTATTCCATCAAAAGTTTCGTATACATGAAATTCAAGTAAAGTCATAATTTCATCAGATGAATCTCCATATGGCTCTACACCTTCTACTTCACTTCCTATGTCGCCTGATGGGTCTGTATCATCACTTGTATAATTACTTTGTAAATACACTCCTGCTTCTACATATTTATTATACTCATTTTTTGGCATTCTTATAACATGAGTATATCTTGATGCTGTGTATAAGTCTTTGCTCTCAGGAGATACTATAAAATCTTCTGCTTTTACAAATTGTGAACATTGTCTTTCTAAATTCGCATCCCACCATACCTTTTTAAATGTATGCCCAATTAATGGTAATTGAAATAACATCTGGTCTAAATCTGGGAAATACTCAGGCATTTCTTGAGTAATTTGATAATTCATAAAATCTTTTACTCGTTTTGCCTGCTCTTCTAAATCTTCATCAGGCTCACCAATAATAATTGTTTTTACAGGTCCACCACTAGGATATAATTCTGCTATAGCTCTTGCATTAAATTGTGTGGCTGCTTCAGCAATTAATGGGTGAATGACTGTAGATAAACCTCTAGTTGCTCTTTGGTTTTCTTCTTCTTCTTGACCACCACTTGGGTCTAATGTTTCTAAACCTTGTTTATATCTCTCTTCCCATTCTGAACGAGCATCTTTATCTGCTTCATAACTATAAACTAGACCACTTGCTTTTTTCTTAAGTTCATTTGCATCTATGGTTTCAGCCAAGTTTTCTGCGAATGTTGATTCTACTTGTTCAATATCGTCTAAAGCAGGGTCTCCGACTAAAACTTCATTTGCATTTAATTGTTCAACTTTAAAATCATCAGAAGGCATCGCATCAGCAAATGGTATTACTTTTGGTTCTCTAGCCATAGAATGTCATCCTTTTTTCTGTAAATATATCATTTTCATCATAATCTGTTGAGTGTGTTATAAACCAACCTTTTCTTAATCTTAACCATGCCTGTGTGCACGTGTCTACTATATCATCATTATCCCCTGCTGGAAAGACCGAACATATATCAATTAAATTTTTTGCCCATTTTTTACCTTTAGGATAATAAATCCTACCATCTTCTAATAAAGCACTACTAGCATGTGCCCTTGCTATTTTATCTCTATCAGGGTTATATGCTATAACAGGAACACCTGCCATCCTTAAATCTTGTAATAGACTTTGACCACTTGCTTTCTTTTCAATTAAAACAGCATCAGGTTGCCAATCTTCAAATGCTTCTTGTGCAAGTTTTCTTAACTCAGGATATGTAACTTTGTCATACCACATCTCAATGACCATAGCATTTATTTGCCCATTATGTTTAAATATTCCCCATGTTGTTCTTGCACTATAACTGCTTGTTTCTTTTACACTAAATGCTGTGTCGTAAGATTGCACAATATATTCTATATCAGGTAATTCTTTTTCTGACCATTCTTGCCACCATTCTGCTTTTAATATTCCGCCACCTTTAGGCATAGGTCTTTGTTGTAACTGACCTGCACTTGCATAAGAGCCTAAACTTTTTTCTAATGTATTAAGTGTTTTTTTATCTACTCTTGATTCCCACAGCAGTTCACCTTCTTCTTTTCTTGGGTCTACAAATCCTAAATTTGACCTTGTTGGTGTGGGGTGGTTTTTTTCATATCTTGCAGGTAAACACAAATGATTCCATTCCGAAAATTCATTAGCCAATATATGTCCTGTTAAATCGTATTCATGCACTCGTTGCATTATAATTATAAAAGCACCTGTCTTTGGGTCATTTAATCTTGTTTGCATAGCTTGATCCCACCATTCAAGCACACCTTCTCTAACTTTTGATGATTCAGCTTCCCTAACATTGTGTGGGTCATCTATAACAATAATATCACCACCTTCACCAGTTAATGCACCATCAACAGATGTTGCTATTCGTTGCCCATTTTTATCGTTTTCAAATCTTTGTTTTTGGTTCTGGTCAGTAGTAAGATTAAACATATCTCCGAAATATTGTTGATACCACCTGCTATCTATTAATCTCCTGCACTTTACACTATCTCTTATAGATAAAGACCCTGCATAACTTGCATATAGAAATCTTTTATTAGGTTGTATTGTCCAAGTCCATGCTGGGAGAGCAACTGCTACCGATATTGATTTCATATGTCTTGGTGGCACATTTATAATAAGTCTTTGTATATCTCCTTCTACAACTGCTTGTAAATGTTCACTAATAGCATCTATATGCCAATTATCATAAAACTCTCTGGCAGGTTCTATTGATTGCCAACTATTTTTTGTAAACTCTTTCAGCGACCTTTTCATCTTTTCTGCTCTCACCATGTTCAATGAGTGCAGATTCAAGTGCTCTTTCAATAACATTGAGGTCATTATTATTTATCCTTGTTAAATCTAATATATGCCTTTGCTCTACTATAGTTTCTTTTTCTATCTTATCTTGCCACCCTGCTTGATTTTTTAAATAAAATATCATAGCAGTATTATCACCATCACTTGCTTTTCTAAAAAGAGCATTAGTGATTGTAGCTATACCTTTATTTTTTCCTCTTTTTATAGCTTCCGAAAACTCCGAAAACTTGCTTTGTTTATCATACAAAGTTGTTTGGCTTATGCCAAGCACTTGAGCAATTTGATTCATGGTTAGACCTTGAGCAGCATATCCCTCTGCTCTCTTACATATTTCTTCATCAATAACAATAAGAGGTCTGCCAGTTTTTTTAATGTTTTGTTTCTTCTTCTTCATCAATGTAATGACCTAGACTTTCTATAACTAAACTTTTATTTCTACTTAACACTTCATTATATTTTATTTCTAATTCTTTCAACACATCAGCTAAAGCATCTAATTTTTGTAAATCATCATAATCATTAAAATTTTTATGAAAAGTTATAATTGGTTTTTCATTCTCCCAATGATATGTGACTGAACATAATTTGTGTCTTGATTCTTTATAATATGTCATTTATCCTCCTATTAAATCATTACATAATACATTATAATTTTTATTTAAATCGTTTTCTGTGTTATTTTTTAAGACTGTAAAGTTTTCTTTTAAATATTCTTTTATATTTTTTACTTTAGTTCTTCTGCCTTTAATAAACTTTTCAGATTGATTGTCATTTCTGTCTTTGTGTCTACTATCAATCAAATCACTTTCTAAAATATAAACTTTTAAATCCATGCAACTTTCTGCTTTTTTTATACTTTTTAAATTAAATAATCTATCACCTTCAAATAAAATATTATAATTTGGTTTATTTTTGTCAATAAATTCTTCAAAATCAGGTTGCACAGACATTGATAATCTATCAGTTCCTGAAAAAACTTCTGTTGTTGTATACACTCCTAATATAACTAAATGTAATTCTTTATTAAAATGACCATATAATTTTTTGTATTTAAATTGCAACCATGGTGAATAATTTGAAAAAAACTTTCTTATCAAAGTTGTTTTGCCAACTGCTGGTTCGCCACCTATTGCTATTATATTGGACATTCTTCCCTTAAAAAAGTTCCTGTTGTTAAAAAATTGCTAAAATAATCCTTATGTATGGTTTCACTAGAATGTAAATTTTTATCTAATAGTTCTTTTCTGCCATCCCAAAACACTTGCCAATCAATACCAAACCACCCATCTTGCTCTACTTTTTTAATTTCTTCAGCTTGTCTGTCTAAATAATAACCAAGATATCTGCCATCTTTTTCTCTAAATAATTTTTTGTAACTACATAAACAAGTTTCTAAATTATACATATCTGTGTATATGTTTTCATTAAAATTGTAACTGACTGTTTCATTTATATTTTCTGCATTAAAATTAAGATAAGCTAGTTGGTCATTATTTAATTTTTTATTAACCCAATCGTCTTTACCAAGAGCTAAACATAAGCCATTTCTATGAGATTTACTGCCACTTACATCTTCTAACTTTAATGTTTTTGGAACTAAATTTACACCCACACATTGTTTTAAAGTTTGCATGTAAAACCATGTTGAATACCTACCAAATTTGTATAGATTTTGTATAATTGATTCCCT